ATGCCCGCCGTGAAACGCATCAACGAACAAATTGACGAGCTCAAATCCAATATCAAACCCGTTGTTCTGGATTCTGTGTACATCCCCAATACCGTCTATCACCAGCAAGTCTGGACAAACGACATCGTGGAAACCGCATTTGTCCCGGTGATTGACCAAGACACCGCCAAGAAGGTGATGGAGCTCACGATTGACGACCGCCTCAAAGTCCTCCTTCTCCTTGGAATCGGCACATTTGACAATCACAAGAACGACGCTTATACGGAGATGATGAAGAAGCTGGCGAACAACAAACAGCTACTGATGATTGTCGCGTCATCCGACTACATTTACGGCACAAATTACCAGTTTTGCCACGAAATTATAGGGAAAGACTTGACAAATATGTCGCAGCAAAAAACGATTCAGGCGCTCGGACGTGTAGGTAGAAACAACATTCAGCAAGAGTACACGGCGAGATTCCGCGACGATGCTATCATTAAGAAGCTGTTTGAGAAACAGGAACATAATATAGAAGCGGATATGATGTGTAAATTGCTTAGAACAGATGATGACGACGAATAGAGTCAATATATGTTGGTTATGGTCCCTATGTTTTTTATCTAAGCAGTGTAGATAAAAATGCGTATTTAGTGGGTATTAATAAATAATTCGCGCCCCGACTCAATTTCTCTAAAGTCTCGGTCGACTTGTTTCGGCAACTCAAATGGCACGGCGATTGTGCTAATGTCTTCGCAGTATTTTAGATAGCCAACAGACTCGTTGAATACATTGGGAATGGCGTAATTCAAAACAAGGGTGTTTAGTCGTTCTACTTGAGCGGTGATGCCAGTGGGGTAATGTTGTGCATACTGTAAATAAATACTCCGCATAATGATTTTGAGTGTATCTGGGTTCTGTGGCATCACCGTAAATTGTTGCTTGGACATTTCATAAACACCCGCACGAATCGCGTTCTGGATAATCTGCATGTTTTCGGCGGAGAAAAAGACCTGCGCCAATACGTTGTCCTCCCATTCACCGGTTAAAGCTCCACGATATTCGGTCGCCTTGTTTTTTATCGCAGTCTTTTCAGCAAGTTGGAATTGGATTGCCGGGTCCGGCTGACTCATCAAGTTCACCCTCCCATTGTATCTTGCTAAATCCAATATTTTCTTGTTATACGCATACTTAATTTCATCGGATGGCATTGTGTCTCTCTTAAAATACAATCCGACATTTTTTTCAACAAATAATTTGTGTGCGAATATTATATATGTTGGAAATTGACAGTTTTTATTTGATTGCATTGTCGGTCGCAACTGGTATTCTTATTATTTCGCTTGGATTTATGGGGTGGATGTTGTCACGCCAAAAAGATCAAATTAATTTTCCAGGCATTACTACCACGTGCCCGGACTTTTGGGCCATTAGTGAAGGCGGTGTAAAATGTGAACTACCACCTTCTAATAATTTTAATATAGGGACCGTAAAATCAGGTATCAAAAACAACAGTGGTAACAGTATTAAGAGCATATTTGATGCTTATAAAAAAAAAGGTACGACTGTGTGGAAAACAATTCCTGGAAAATCTACTTCCAATGTTACAGGACAGCATACCATAGATTCATTTGATTCAAAAGACGCGGGGTGGGGCTCCGGCAATGATGCCATCTGTAATAAGCGAAAATGGGCAAAGGATAATAATATCAATTGGGACACCGTGACCAATGTGAACTTCTGTTAACTTCCGTTAACTTCCTATAGTTTTTTTCTGATTCCTGAATATTGAGTCATAACAAAACCCGAAAAAATAGCAATAATCGTTGCTAAAGAAATCCATGTTGCCTCGGAGACCGTATGTTTCATCGCGACAAGCCCAAACATTTTGAACAGTGGGTTGCCATCTTCCATCTCGGTTTTCAAATCACCTCCATAATCCAGTATCTCTTTCTTCAAAAACACGCCTTTAACCGGAGATGATTCCGCGGTTTTCATAGATTCTAAAAATCCAAAGAAATCAGTATCAAACATCTTGGTACTTAATACGCCGTATTTCATTTTGCTGCCACTTGCATTTGTGAAAATCGCATCTGCAACACCGTCTAATCCACCAAAAGCACTGATTCCCATATACCCCACCGTATTTTCAAATGCGCGCCCCATGATCGGCAGCATTCGCACGGCCGCCATCGTGAGTCCAACTGCGATGCTTACCGAAATCAAACATGCGATCAAAATATCCACAAAATCATCCAATTTAGGGGGCTTTTTATTGGAGACCATTTTCAACACAATCACCGAGGATAACACCCCTATAAAAATCAATACTAAATTAAGTAGACCTCTCAGTACGCCCCTGAAATAAGTGGTATCCGTTTCGTCTTCGGCATTTTCATCTTTTGATTTTTTCCATTTTTCCACCATCTCTTCAAAGAGAGGTTTTGCGTCAAATCCAATATAGCAGTATGAACCATATATTGCTAGCAATGCTACACCGACAACCGCTAAAAATATCAAGTTTACCGTGGAAATTATCATTTATACTATGGGAATATATTGTATTTGTTCGCATTGGACCCAGGCCGAAACCTTCAGAACTCGTAAGCCTCACATTTTGAAAATCTTACCCATCATATATGGCTGACTCTATTCCCAGTTTAGTAGAACCTGGTGTGAAATACGCAATCGGCGAATCTCTGAAACAAGCCCACAGCTATAAAATGAACACATATTCATATATTTTCAATGTGAGCGTTGTCGTATTATTTTTCCTAGTGTTTGGAGGGGTTTTATATTACCGATATAAGACCAAACTGACTCCACAAGAGGCTCACGCAAAGATGATGAAGGACCAGGCAATTATTATGTCAAAAATCCATCAACATCAAGATGAGAGGCAACGTGCCGGATTCTCCGGAATGACGAAGCTCCCCTTTGTGGATACGGATTACTATGTTTCAAAGCGAATGGAGGATGACGGCATGTAACCCCTATGGACTACACTGGATAACCCTACGGATAAATCATCGCCCCAATAAATATATGTCATCTCAGGACTTGTTTAATAAACTCATCTCTCAAAATGGCGGAAAGGCAATCGTCGCCGGCCGTTGTTATATCAATAAACCCCTCTCTGGCACAATTGACGCTTCCGAATTAAAAGGTCGTGGTATCAACGAACTCTGGTTTTCCAACGGTGAAATCACGGAACTACACGGATTGCCCGATGGATTGAAACGCCTTGTTGTTCGCAACAACCAGTTATCTAGTGTTCCCGTCTTGGAAATCCCCAATTTAGCAATATTGGACGCCGAATCAAACAACATCACCGAAATTGATTTGAGTCAGTTGAAAGAATTAACCTACGCAAATCTGGCAAAAAATCAGTTACGCCGCATCCAAGAATTACCGCCTAAATTGGCGGAAATCGTGGTAGACTATAACCCCTCTCTCAGCGAAATTGATTTAGAAGGCGCCGATGCTTGTCGCAAGCTCAGTTGTAAAGGCAAACCCGTTATCAATATTCGCTGCTCAAACAAGAACTGTAATATTGTTGCCGACGACGGGGCCCGTATCCGCAGTGGTGGCGGCCCAAAGAAGACCCACAAAGCGAGCGAGACGATCGCCTATCCTGATCCCGACGAAGCCTTTGACAACTATTACAAGCTCAAGACCGAGTATGAAGACTCCATCAAGAACGCACGACGCAAAATACTGAACAATGAAAGAATATCGCGTCAAGAGAGGATAAAGAAGGCGCGCCAACTTGTCCCAAAATGTGTGAGTTGCGGGAGACCGGGCGGCACCCTATTTGGTCGCAGCTTGGAAAAAGTCTTAACCGCGCAATGTGCTGCCGCGATAGCCCCCTGTACGCTCAATATTGAAATCCAACTTGGCGATGACATGGAGCCCAATGAAACCATCGCCTATTTTGAAAAGTACATTGAAAAAATCCGGAGCGACATTGTTCGCCTGAAGCTGGATACCCTTTTCAACTATGTGACCGAGGATAAATCCGTAGAGGCATTTACCAAATTATCGGGCAACTTGAACAACCCTGTCTTGACAAAACAGTTGACTGAGTACAAGCATTTTTTTGACAACCAGATGAACAATCCGGAAACAAACTTGTTGTTACGTACAACAACGGCGCGAGTCTATGAGAGGCTGGCTGATGTTCGGCGTATCAAAGACGAATATCGGCAAAACAACGAGAATAAACGGCTCCTCAAAGACATCGGACGTGTGTTAGTGGAGATCAATACCGATATTCTGATGATTCGCCGTTTGCGCTATCCAATTATGGAAATGGTAGAGGATCGCAACGGTCGCCAAGCCCTCAAACAACGTCCATATGATCTACAAGGATTTATAGAGCCTGTCGTGGTTCATTTCCAATATGGAAAGGCGCCTGATGATTCTGAATATTTTCCTGATTCGCCCGAATACAATCCGATTTCGCCCGTGTCCGAGCCTTTTGTAATTATTGGAGACACCATTGAATGGACCAATATGGAATACAAATCCGCATGGAACACGTTGCCAAAAAAGCACCAAGAAGTGTTGATGACGGATGAAGCCTGGATGACCCATACTCTGGAAACCATGTCGTCAAGAATGGGCAAGGGCGAAATCATTGTTTCCGACTTCATATTGCCCAAAGACGCGAGGATTCCTCCTCTAAGTGGGCTTAATTTTGTCAATGATGCCCTTACCGAGCTCGTATCACAATTGGGAGAAGGCCAGCGAAGCATATTATCCGCCGAAGTCAAGCCCAAGATGACCGCGGAAGAAAAACAGGCGTTTTTGAATATACTGAAACCCATGTTGCAGGCGCTCGTGAAATATTAGGTCCATAATTAATCATGGCATTTGCCGAATCTATCACTACAATATAATGTTTTACCATTTTATTGTATTTTTGACAACGTTATTTTTGGTCGGTGCGAATACAAATGACACACAGTGTCCGTATATTAGCGCGGCGCCGAACACAAACAACAATGTAACCAGAACCCGTATCATGCAATACAACGTAGAATGGCTCTTCCTCAAGACGTACAACAGCTGTCCCGGTTCCGGATGTTCGTGGGCGACTTTGGCCGACGCGACCACCCACCTCACCTATTTAGCCGATGTCATCGCCGATTATTCGCCCGACATCATCAATTTGTGCGAAGTAGAGGGATGTTATGAGTTAGGTCAGTTGAACGCACATTTAGACAATGTGTATCAGCCGTATCTGCTGTTTGGCACCGACTCAGCCACGGGTCAGAACGTGGGAATCTTAACCAAACTTACACCCGCTGCGGACTTGAAGCGTAGCGCTGAGACCAAGGCATATCCAATTGCTGGGTCTCATTGTGGTGGTTCATCCGGTAGCACAGGTGTGTCCAAGCATTACTATACAGAGTACAACATCAATGGGAAGACCGTTTTCTTAGTGGGGGCGCATTTGCTTGCTTTCCCGACGGACACATCCAGGTGTGCTTCAAGAGAGGCGCAGGCGGCCATATTACAGGACGTGGTAGTTTCGCTTTTGTCCAATAATCCTAACGCGGAATTGATTTTGCTGGGGGATTTCAACGACTATGATGCCGAGGTGTCGGATTCAAACGGTGACAAACCGATTACCGCGGTGCTTGATATCTTGAAGGGGGTTTCCGGAGAACACGCAGGGACATATACGCTGGTATCGGCGGCGTCTTTAGTACAACAATCGCAGAGATATACGAGTTGGTGGGACCCGAATGATGATTGTGTGGCGACCCCGAACGAAATGTCCATGATTGACCACGTGCTGATGACCCCGGGGCTTGTAGACAAAGTTGCTCAAGTGGTATTTGCGCACCCCTATACCGAATATTGTGGGACGTATAATTCGGACCATTATCCGGTGATGGTGGATTTCTTATGGTAAGCCCCCTTAGGGGCGACCAAAGCTGGACCCTATGGGTCCAGGCTTGCGTTGTTGGTCCTCTACGATGACCACGTGGGTTGCATGGACCCATAGGGTCCAGGCTTGCAGCGGTATATCGCAATAGTTTTTATCCATTTCTGTAATATATTTGTTCGCACGCAATGTCATCCGCAAAACAAAACATCTTTTATTACAGTAATTTTTGTCCGCATAGTCAAAAGGTTCTCCAATTCCTGGTTCGCGCGAATCTAACCACCGAAATCGCATTCATATGTATTGACAAGAGAGGCAGCGACCCCAATACCAACCAAATGTACATTATTATGGAAAACGGCGACAAAGTCCTGATGCCCCCGAACATCCATAGTGTCCCTGCGCTCCTTATGCTGAACGCAAATTACAAGGTCATTTACGGCGAAGAAATCATCCGACATTACGAACCCAACATTGTGAATGACAAAATGCAGGCGACCAACTTCAATGGCGAGCCCAGCGGATTTAGCCTAAGTGGGACCGGAAGTTCCTTAGTAGACGCCGGGTCAATGGGCGTTTCCCTCGCCGCAACATATAGCGGCCGGCAAAGCATACAGACACCTCCTCCAGAGAAAGGCAACAACAAAATCAAAGACGGTGACACATCAATGACGAACCAAATGGAAGCGATGCGGAAGGCACAAGATTCGCAACTTGGACTTGGACAACCCTCCAAAAACCCATTCTTACAGGCGATATAAGAGAGAGAGAGGCTCCACCGTAGAGTATCCAGTCTACGATACACAATTATTAGTAAAAACGATATAGATATTATTTAGTCATAAATATAATATGGCCGACCGTCCTCTTATCATAAGAACATTTAATGAATTATTTTTTGAATTGCTTAACGATGTTATTCAAATATTGCCAAATAGTGGAGGATTAAAAACTGCTCGCCGGTCTTTTCAAACCCTGGCGGATCTGAACAAATCCGTCTTGATTAAATGCTGGCACAAGTTCGTGTATTTGAAATACAAAGATCAGATTTTTTCAGGAAATGTAGAGTTTTTCTTTGAAAAAGATTATTCCGAAGATATAATAAAATTAAGCCATCCAGACAAGGTCTTGGAAATTATTGATAGTATCCGAGACCCGGTAAAAGAAGCATGCAGCACCGAAGTCAACCGAGCACATGTCACTACATATATACAAAACCTTACCAAACTATCTATTGCTTATGGCAGTGAATAATACTTTATCAATAATAACACAATCGCAAGTTGATTGTGTTATTTGTTATGGGCTCCCCTTACGCACCCATCGGTTACGCACCCATCGGCACCATAATGTCTTCGCGGTCTAAAAACTCGCCCACCACAGTCTTGGTCACTTTGAAACCTTTGCCATGTAGAGCCAATCCCGGCAAAAACACTTCATAATGTAGCTTCTCCACAAAGTATTTGTCACGCTTGGAAGAAATATCACCAATGCGGACTTTCTTGAATACCCGAATGTCCATATACATCTGATGTAATCGCGTCTTGAAACGGTTGAATTGGTCGCCAAATTGCACAAACAATTCATTGTATTGTGGAAAATGTGTCAAAAAATCGTCAACTTTCTGTATTTTGCGCAAAGTCAAGTACTGATAATAGATTGACGGATTATTCCCTCGAAGCGCCTTGAGCTCCAAGTATTCTTCGCGATAATGGGTCCGACGCATTCCAGTCTCATAATTAATCATCATACATCCCGCAAAACTAGACACGCCATAGGGCGACACAATAGATCTCGGTGTCTGGTCATCCGCCGGATACCGGATGCGACCGTTGCCAGCGGTTTGGTCGGGCTTTACATACGAGTAAAATGGCTTGCCATCCGCGTGCTCAATCCGATAAATGTACGTCATATATGCGGCGGGCTTCTCAATCAATTCCACCAAATGATTTTGCGGGTGTTGTAAGACGAACGAATACGAGCACTCCTTGTTTAAAAATGCGAAATCTGTGTCGGTCTCCAAATTGGCGAGAGAACCGATGGCCAGCGCCTCCAAAAACATTTCGCGAAATGTCAGTTGTTTGCGAAATGCGTCCGCATTTCCCAAAGTGCTTATGCCAAGCGGACGCTCGGAATACAGCTGTTTGTTTTTGTCACCGGCAAGGTCCTTGAAATACCAGTAATTACACCCGATGTTTTTCCTACTGGCGATTTCCCACGTGGAATGCGCCTCATCCCAAAACAGATTAATCATTGTGCCCTCTACAACTTGTGAATTAAAATAACGAAGATTTGCGGATGGGGGTTCAACCACTTCTTCCCGGGTCCCGCCGTAAATCCCAACAACCTGTTCCGGAAATGCGCCCGCATTTCCCGAAGTGATTATACCGGGCTCCCTCCCACCCGTAGGGGAGGGAGGACGCCCGGCAAATATCTCATTCATCACGTAGACATAATCGTTGAATGGGATCGCTTTTGCGGGTGCCAGGCACACGAGTCGTCCGTTGGAGACAATGGCGCTTCTATAAGCACTCGTTTTATGGTAATATGCATTCGGATTTTCAATGTTGTAGAGCTCATATTTTGCGCCCTTGTATTCAAAGTGTTTTCGGGAGATGTTTGTTAGGTTGGGATTCAAATCAAAAGGTTGTTTAAATGTTGTGTTCATTTCTGTAATTATATTTTTATGCGAAAAATCTTTATGCTGTTTTCACAAACAATAAGGGGTATAAGCCATACTCGAAGGCCACGTAAAAACACACAAAGAATATAGTTGGATATATTATAACTGAGGAAATGGCCTCCACCGATTTAGTAATAGAATTAGGCGATTTCATAAAAATCATATCACCCACAAAGCCGATGTATGACGAAAAAATATTTCTAGTAGATTACATTGACGACGACGTGATTGAGCTCGTGGATATAGAATCCGCCGACCGGTTCAGCATAGATTTATACGATGATGGCCGAATCATGGATCAACAAATATTATCCATCCATCTCTTATCACGCAGCGAGGAGCCGGGCTACGCCCGGCAGCACGGACTCTTGCCTGGGATGTGGATAAACATTGAGTTTGCCGCCGACCTGGATTTAACCATAATGGGGCAAATCGTGGAGCTCGTAGAGGACCGCATCCAGGTCATTCCCAAAAACGATACAAAATCACCGATCTACATAGATTTCGCTTACCAAGGCATCCCCAAAACGCTGCCCATCAATAACATCAGCGTAATTGAAGCCCCCACAGTACAAGAGAGTTTAACCAAATTGAGCGAGATAGAGGCGGTGTTTGAAGAATCCCCCAAACAAGTCGCGACCCTGGAGACGACACCCACCGGCGAAATCGTTCTCAACATGCCAGAAAACCCGACACTTGACCGCAATATGTTCAATGTAATCAAAGACATTTATATCCAGGCCGACGCCATCGTTTTCGGCAAAGCGGTGACGGTTGAAATAGAGGAAGAAGTGAATCGCTCCGAACAGCGATATGGCATTGACATCCAGCTCAATAATCTGCTGGACGAATTGCTGTCCAATGTGCCGACCCACGCCCGTACTCAAAATGTTATGGAACGCGTGAAGCGCATCGTGAATCGGTTCAAAGAATTAAGGAGCGAATATTCTGTGTTTGACGAATACGGAAATATCTTGTCAAGCAAGAACTTCACCCCCATCTATAAACCTCTCGCAGAACAATTGAAACAGCACAAGGGGGTCAGATGGATTGTCCCCGTATCCAACCAAACTACGAAACTCTACGACATTCCCGAAAACCAGTTTGTGGATGCTTATTCGTTGGCCGACGATTTAGCAAATTACAAAAACGCACTAGACACAAATGACGCCAATAATCGCTACGTCACCTTTTACAAGCGTATAGACAATATGTTCAAGCCGTTTTTAGAAGGTCCAGATTCCCAAATTGTGGAAGAAGATATAGAGGCAATCATCACCTCTCTGGATGACTATTCTTCCGCCGTGTATAAAAAGCACAAGACCGGGGCGAAACTTGCGAAACAACGATTCGTTATCCAGCGATACAATATGGGTATGACCAAAATCAGTAAGCAGTTGATGCGCTCGGGCAAATATGTGTATATGCGCGAGAAAATCACCGAAGACGACCAAATCAATCCGAAATCAATCATAATCCTCCCGCAACCAATGATAGAGGCATCGCGCACGTGCTTGCCGGGAACGGACATTCTCAGTCGCACAAATCTCAGCAAGAACTGGCCATATTATTTCCGCATTCTCAATAAAAAGACCGAGCTTACACGCGTGAAGATACCCAAAGACGGAGAAGTCAATTACGACCGCATTATGAACAACCCGTTTATGACACACATTATTGACTTTAAAGGCACAAAGGCCCAGTCTTATTCGGACTTTATACAATCCGTGATTCCGCGCTCGGTCGCGATCATTCGTATGATGAAGAACACCGCGCAAAAATACAATTTCCACGATATGATAGCAACGTTGGAACCGTTTTTGATATACCGCGATAATTTGACATATTCGGGTCGCTTGTACAATGAACGCGCCCAAGACAAAATGGGCGGACCCTACAAAGAAATCATCGCGCATATTAAAAACAAAATCAAGGAATATACCATCCGATTTGAACAAAGACGTCGCGAATACGCAAATATGGCGACTATCAAGTCCGAGAAGTTGATCAAACCGACGCTCTTAGATATGGCGAAGAATCTGAATACCGACCGCATTTTCAAGTACTATGGGTTGGATGAGCCGCTCTCCAATACCGCGAGTCTGAACAAGATTTTGGCCGCGGATGGTGGGGATGCGTATACGAGTTTGATCGCATTCATGATGGCGGCACTTTACACGCCCGAGCTGGCTACTATGGAGGACAAAGAAGACAAGGCAATCACCAACTCAAAATCGTGCGTCACGCGCGTAATTGCGAAGAAATATACCTCTCTCACAGCTCTCCAAAAAGACAATGGAAAAGAGGCCGTCTATTTTGACCGAGACTACGACAATACCCCCTACAAAATAATGGAAAAATACCGTGGCAAGCAAAAGTCGCAGTCTCCAGAAGAATTCATGGAATATTTACGCATGGTTCTCATCGCTGAGCACGGCGCCCGCTCCGATTTGGCCAAAGAAATGGCGGAGACCATCGTCGCCAAGCGTAAAAAAGTGACCACCGGCAATTACGCGGTTCTAGTGGAGTATCCGCAACCCGAGGAGTCACTGGATATAGAGTCTCTCTCCGAAGAAGAAAGCAAGAGTATTTTGACAGAGGCCGACATCCGCAAACGCATTTATTATTATGTCAGGAAAAATGACCATTGGGTAAAGGACGCCACAATGACCGACCAGGAAATCAGCAACGAGATGTTTTGTAATATTGAGAACCGGTGTTTCTACGATACGTTGGCGGGGGCATGTGACTCGGATTCGGCCGCCGCCAAGCGGATGAAAGCCATTGCGCGCAAATCCATCGGCGGCGAATATGACGCCACCATCAAACTCTCGCTCCACGATTACCAAAATCAAGTCCGCGCGCATCTAGAAAACAAGGTTATCCAGCTAAAACGCCTACAGCGGATCCACGCCGAGCGGCGCGAACAATTCACGCGATATGCGCATCAAATCGGCACCACCGCCATTTTCAGCGAAGTGGTCGTGTCGCCCTATGCCAACCTGTTTTCGCTGATTTTAAAACAAAATGATTTCGCCAAAAAGCAACAAGACATTGTCCGGTTCAAGGGCCTCTATTGTCGCGAAGCCGTAGACAATGACGTCGCCACAGAAAGTCCCTATTGGTATTATTGTCGCGAAACGAATGTGAAACTGATGCCGACGTTCATCCACATACTCGCCAACACTTTCGTATCCGGCAATTTTTATTCCGACGTGCTGGAATGGTTATGTAGTCAGTTGGGCCGGCTCAGCGACGATGGCGAATCCATCGTGGATAGACACAGTGGTTACGAAATCAAAAAGCTGGATTATTCCGACGAAGAGGGGTTTGACGACGCGGGATTCCGCATCAACACTCGCGACATATTGGAGCCGGATGAATACGAAATGGTGCGCGAACTCATTGGGAGATCCGACCCCGTTATCCCG